TTTGGGTTGAACTAGTTTTTTAATATCAAATTCGGGATCTAAAAATAGATATTTATTTTGAGTTATTTGTTCATTATGAATAACATATTCAGTATTCATTTTAATGTACTTCTTTCGTTTTTCTACTATTTTTTTAAGTTCCTCTAATTTATCTTGATTTTTTCTGTAATATAATATTTTCTCCCATGTATCCTTCATGATAGGAATTATACTACCTAAAAATTTATCATCCCTATTTATAGCTACATTATGTGATGATTCCAACTTCCAATAAATAATTCTATAAAAATAATAATCTTTATGAATATCAGGATATAAGATTTTATATTGATCCAACATTTTTAAAACCCAATTATTATATTGAGCTTCATCCATGTCTAATCTTTTAGGAATAACATATTTAGACTTCCATTCAGCTAAATCACCATCAAATTGAGGGGTAAAAACTTTTGGATAAAATTCTAATATAATACCTTTCTTAAGTCTATCATCAACTTGAATTTTAGCACCAGAGTTACCAACAGTATTTACACATGATTGACAATTATCTGACATATAGGCTTCACGATTAGGATATTCAGATAATTTACATTGCCAAAAATCACATACATCTAATTCACAACAAGCTAATTGTTGTTGAACTTGACAATAATAATAAAAAGGACAAATTTCTCCTGCTATTTTACCAGATATTTCTATATCTCTAGTAACTGGACATTTGATTTCTAACATTGTACCTAATCTTTCTGAAAATTTATTATCTAATGTATATTTAGAACAAATACCATCAGGAGATGCACCTAAGAAAGTATATTTTTCAGATGGTAGAGCACCAAATTCAAAAACTCGTGTATTATAAATGTGTTCATAAATCATAGTTGCAGTAGGTTCATATTTTTTACCATGAAAAACCGTAGCATTATCTAAAAATGGAAAATTAGGATCACATTTTTTTAAAATGAATGATTCAACTGGTTCATATGGATTTAAATCTATAGCAGCAGCTGAATCTGAAGCTGTAATTCTATTGAATCTATAATCAAACCATTCTTTTGATCTTTGAGCAGGTTGTGGTAAGTTTTTAAGTTTTTCAAAATGATCGAATAATTTTTTATATTTAGATGGAACTTTAATATCTGGATAGGTTTCTTCGTATTCTCTTAAACAATTTTTACCATCATCAAATGATATACTATTATTAAATGTATATTTATTTGAAAATAATCTAGTTATGATTTCATCTACTTTATCTTCAGTTACATCTGCAAATTCTTTTTGTAAATCATGATATATTTGTTTTTTTATTATTGATAAACCTAATAAATTTATAGAACCTTTTTTTCCTATATTATGTTCTAATATTTTTATTGTTTTTTCAATCATATTATTTAAATTACCAAAGGACATTATATGGATATTAAATTAGTTTTTAAATAAAATTAATTCAATATTTTAGTTCTCTAAATAAAAATAGTTACCATCTTTGTATTGTAAATTAGGTAATGATATAATTTTTCCATTAATTTCATCATATGAAACATTTTCTTTCTTAGTTAATTTCTTTTCTTTAATTAATTCGACAAGTTTATCTTTTAATTTAATTTTATCTTTTTCTGAATTCATTTTTAAATTATTAACAAATTCTTTTACTTTTAAAATTTTATGTATTGAATTTAATTTTTGCCAAGATTTTTTATATAGATCACTATCTGCAAATATTTGTTTATGATTGTCAGTTTCAGACGAGGAATTTAAATCTTTTTTTTCAGTATTTGTTTCTGATAGTTTATTTTCTTGTGGTAATTTTTTATAAAGATTTTGTAAATGATTATTTAACCAGATTTCATTAATTTCCATTTTTTTTAATGAATTTATAAGACTTTTATAATATTTTATTTCCATTTTATTATTAATCAATTCAATATCCATTATAATTAATATCAACTTATCTTTAACATATTTTATTCAATATTTATTAAATATTGAAAATATTATCTAATATAATTAAAAGATTTTATATAATGAATCCAAATTTAGATGAATTATTTTCTGAACTATTTGCTTATCGAATAATGTTACAAGATTCTTATGAAAATGAATCAGATATTATACGCGAAATAAAAAATTATTTAATTGAAATTGGAATTACAATCTCGAATATTCCACAAATTATCCATGAATTTTATAAAAATTTTGGTTATGAAATATCATTAGATGTTGTAAATCAAGCATGTACCAATCAAATGGTAAATAATATTTTAAGCTTTACATTATCATCAGAAGATTTTGATAATACAGATCCAAATGACCAACACATATTTTTTTCTCAAACATTTTCAAATCCTATAAATGACAATGCCGATGAAGAATCATCAAATGAAGCTTCCGATGATGAAAACAATAATCAATTAAATATACATCAATTAACAGCATCAAATATGTTGAATAATGACATGTCATTTAATCAATTGATGGCACAAAATATGTTTCAATATGTAAATTTTATTAATGGTAATCTTCAAAATCACTGGGTTAATAATCCAGTAAATCATGGTTCATTAGTTAATGTAATTAATAATCTTGTAAATAATAACAGTCAATCGTATCAAAATGTAGTTGTTTCAATGGATGATAAAGAAATAGAAAAATTAGATTCTTTAAAACTTGAATCAAATTTGGATTCTAATTGTAGTATTTGTATGGGACAAATGGAAAAAGAAGAATTTGTAACTAAATTAGTTTGTACTCATACTTTTCATACCGATTGCATTCAACCTTATTTGAAACAATATAATTATAAATGTCCAGTTTGTAGAACAGAATTAGGAAAAGTAAAATATAGCTTATAAAATAAAATAATTTTATAATTATATTATTGTTGAACACATTGAGGTTGTCCCATATTTTGATTTTCCATGTCAGAATCTGAACTATCTGAATCATCAAAATCTTTGTTATTTGATTTCTTAAATTCTTTTTGTTTATTATTTTTTAGTGAATCCATTAAGTTATTGATAGTTTCTGATTGTTTACATTCTGATAAAACAGTTTTTGATAAATTGGGAGTTTTTATTGTTTGTTGTTCTTTTTGAACTTCAGCTTTTTCAAATGATTGTAGTAAAGATTTTAATTGTAATTTAGTATCTTGTGGTAAAACAGAGAAATTAGGTAATATTATATTAAACCTAATATATAGATCCCCATTTGTATTATTAGATAATTTCATACCTTCATTATTAATTTTTCTAATCATTTTAAAATCTGTTGGACCTGAACAACTTAGATGTAAATTTCTTCCATCCATATGAGTAAGTATTTTATCAAAACCAAATAAAGCTTGATATAATTTTATATCCAAATCTACAAATAAATCATTATCATATCTTTTAAATATTAAATTAGGTGTTTCATTAATAACAAGAATCAAATCTGTTTTACATTCTTTTAATTGATGACCTTTACCCTCAAGAGTTAATTTAAATCCATGATTCAATTTAGATATCAATTTTATAGGAATTGTTTTTTCTTTTATTATAAATCCTTTACCAATGCATGTATCACATTTATCTTCATCTTTTACAGTTTTACCTTTACCATTACATTGATGACATTCTACCATAGATTGTTGAACAATAGGACCCATTCGAATCATTTGAATTTTAACTCCCTGACCTTTACAACCTTCGCATTTAGAAGTTTTACCAGTTTTAGTACCCTCTCCATTACATTTATTACAATTATTTTTTTGTTTATAACTAAAATTAATTGTTTCTTCATTATATATTTGTTCTAAACTTACATTTAATGGTTCAACAATATTTTCAGGCTGTTTATGTTTTGGTTGTGGCATTCCACCCATATTAAATGGAAATCCAGCCCCAAAAATATTTCCAAAATCTGCAAAAGGATTAGGTCCAGCATTTTGAGCAGCTTGATTTTCAGCATTAAAAATATCCATACCAATATCATCATATAATTTTCTAGATTCTTTATTTAGTAAAGTTTCTTTAGCTTGATTAATTTCTTGAAACATATTAGTAGCTTCCTTTTTTTTGTCTGGATCTGTATGCTTATCAGGATGCCATATTTTAGATAATTTATTATAAGCTTTTTTAATTTGTGCATCAGTAGCATCTGGTTTAATTTCTAAAATATCATACAGCTTTGTATCTTTTACCATTTAATATATTAATAAAATGCTTCTTTAATTAATTTCAAAAAAATTTGATTATTATTTATTTAAAGCTTCAAATTTATATATATTAATGACCGATTTACAAGTTTTTAATGTTATAGTAGAAGGAGATAAAACAGGTTTTAATTCTAAAAATGCAGTAGATAAATTTAAACAAGCTGTGAAATCTTCAAATAATTTTGATCTTAGTGAACTTACAAAGAAATATGTTAAAACTGGTTTTTCATTAGAACAAGTAGAAAAAACAGATAACAGTTATAGATTTATGATTGGTAAAGAAAATTCAGAAGTAGAAAATAAAGAATCTCAATTAAATGATAAAGAAGAAAAACGTAAAATGTTAAAAGCAAAAATTAATTTGATGCGCCAAGATAGAACTAATAGTGTATATCATAAAGCAAAAGCAAATGATAGTGTTCCTGCTGAAATTTTAAATGAATATATGAAATTAAAGAAAATTTCAAAGATGCCAATTCCTGAACCAAATGAAATATTTGCTCATCCTGAAGAATATAAACCAATTATTTCCATGGTTTTACAAAATTCAATGATGAAACAATTAGGATCAAATCATCCTTATGTTAGATATTTTAAACTAGTTGCTGACAAACTAGGTGTTGAAACTATTTTACCAGTTCCCACTCAAAATTTCTTATCAGAAGATAAAATTAAGGAAATGAAAGATTTAGTTGAGATAACAGGTAATCAAATGAATAAAGATGCAGATACGGATGATGAAGAAGCTGCAATTGAAGTATAAAATAAAATTGATTAATTTATTCATTTAGTTATAAATAAATAAATTAATGATTATTTACGATAATATACATGGTTATATAAATTTGGATCCCATTACTTCGGTTATAGTTGATACACCAGTATTTCAAAGATTAAGAAATATACATCAAACGGGAGTATTATATTTAGTATTTCCAACAGCTAATCATTCCAGATTCGAACATTCTATTGGAACATATCATTTGGCTACTCAAATGATAGAAAAAATAAGTAAAAAACAACCGGAATTAAAAATTACATCTGAAATAATTCAATTAGTAGGAATAGCAGGATTATGTCATGATTTAGGTCATTTACTTTTTTCACATTTGTTTGATGATTACTTTTTGGAGTCATTACCTAATCATAATGAATTAAAAATACTAACAA